AAATGTAGTCCCTAGGGGTTGTCGACTATACGCGTCTACATTTAATTATATTATTTATGTATAGTGTAAAAATTATATACTAGTTTTTAGTAGAGTGCAAGAGAGCCTGTAGTGTGGAGTGGATTTTTTCCAACGATGTAGCTTTTGATTAAGTAGCTACTGAAACTTCTGGAGCAGAACCTTCAATTGTATTCTGTCTATGGGCAATCGCTGCTTCTTCCAGCTTAATGTCAGTGATGATTTGTTTTACTTTGTCATCAATTCTGACCATTTCAAGAGTATATCTATTATTATCTAGATGCTCCTGTTCCCACTTCAACTCCAAGGACCTTTTTGCTTTGTATAGGTCTTGTATCATCTATAACCTCCTCATAGGTTATTCTATTTACCTTGTCATTATAACTATTTCCAAGGTTTTCCCAAACTATACTATTTTTTCCTAGTTTGTCAAGGATTGCATTTTCTAGTGATGTTGGGGAATCTTCTGATTCTACTTCAAATTTGGCATGATGATTATATGCCCAGATATTTATTAAAATTTTTTTCATAACTCTTTTATCTTGTGATTTAAATGTGGCGGAACTGTGTCCCGCCACAAATTTATTAAGTATTATGCGCCTGGTGATGCAAAAATACCTCTAAAGTCTGAAACTCCAAAAGAGTATCTTTCTCTAGCTTTGTATCTTACGTTACCAGTATCGAAGTCACCTTCCATCGCCGTTTTAATTGGCGATCTTTCGAAGTACTTCATACCATTTGGTACATCTGTCATAATGTAAAACGCATCTGTATCAGTTAAGAAATTATTCACTCTATAACCTTGAGGAATCATTCCCATAGAAACAATTGCGTTGATATCATTATCAGCTGTTCCTGTTCTACCTTGAGATTTCATTAATCTCTCAGCTGTAAATTGAAGCTCAGAAGGGATAATCATTTTAACACCTCTTGCAGCAATTTTCAGACCTCTTTCGTCTGTCATTCCAGCAATGTCAATTAATGATTGTTCTAATGAAGTTTCATTCAAGTCAGCAGCCGTTGCTAATGTATTAGATACATTACCAGCGATAGTCGGGTGCGCAGTGTTTATTAAAGTAACACCGTCACCTGATAAGAACGTACCACCTGGTAGTCCATTGATTAATGGATTAACAGATTTTACTTGTTTAGTATTCGCCATAGATCTAGCTAATGCTTTTGTATATCTACTAGCAAGTCTGTCATACAAGTTGTCCTCAATTGCTTCTTCAGTTATTGCGAAGGCAAGAGCTACAGTCTCGTGACTGTATCTTGCAGTGAAAGTTTCTTGAGCATTGTCAAAAACAACTCCACTTCCTTCAGCTTTAACTTGAGCATTTGCGAAACCTGATAACATTACTTCTTCTTCAAACGCTCTGTCTGAAGATTCTGTAGCATATATTTCAGCATGCTGGTTCTCATAACGTTTATATTCCAGACCGAATAGTGCATTCAAACCTGGCTCTAGTTCTTTAACTAGTTGTCCTCGTGATATGGCCATTAGATACCTACCGTTCCTTTCAAGAAGTGCTCGTTAATCATAACAACAAGGTTAACATTAGCAGATCCTGCTGTGTTATTTTCAATGTCGTTAGATATTGCAAGTATTCTTAATTGTGCTGTTGCAGTTTTTTGATCAGAAAAGTCTAACTCAACTTTTGATACATAATCTGGTGAACTACCAGCTGCGTATACAATGTCAGCGTTTAGACCAACGTCTGCTGCTGCAGTTGCGCCGTCTGATTGTACTTCAAACCTTTCATATGGGTCATCAGATACGAATCCAACAATGTCAGTTGCAGTGTTAGATGCGTTAAGGTGATTAGCATATGTAGGCTTGCTTGTGTTAGCATCAGTAAAGAAAACACCATTAAATGATCCTAATAGAGTATCTGTTGCTGCCGCTACAGTGATTGTACCAGTGGCTGCCATTTCGACAGGGTCACCTTGGTAAATTGCTGTTGCATTTGCTGCGATATCGTATTCGGATAAACCTTGGTTGTCTCTATTCTGGCCAACTTTTCCGATTGCTCTCAAACCGAAAGCTGCGTCTTTATTTGCCATTATATTTTCTCCTTTTGTGAGTTTTCACTCACGGGTTAAGTTTATCCAGCGGTTTAGGAATTGTTAAAAAATTAACTTTTCTTTGTACCACCGAAGGTTACACGTGACTGCCTTTCAATATTGATTGGCATGTCAGGGTGCTGTTCCTTCATTAAATCGTTGTCGACAGCTTTTACCTTGTCTTCATGTTGTCTAGCATAATATTCATTACGCTGTTTTGCGATTTCTTCCGGTACCCTAGCCAGCACTAGGCCACCAACTCCGATCACTCCCTTGTACTTGCCGTCTTCAACAATTGGATAATCGCTATCAGGATATTCATCAGATCTAACCAATTCATATCCAGATCTTAGTCTTCCAGCGATATTCTTAGTATCTTGAAATCCTAAAGATTCAGCTCTTAGCCATCTATGTTTAAAACCTGTTGGCGCAGGGGGTGCATCTAAAGATGATGGTGGAGTCCAAACTTTTTTATGAGAAGTTTTTTCTCTTGTTTGACTCGCACGTGAGGTTCTTTTATTATTATTATTTTCCATATGCTTATACCTCCTTCGTGATATTTAGTTGTTTTGCATACTCTTCAAGTGGCACACCTAATTTTTTAGCAATTGCTACCTGTGAAGGTGTGAGTCTTACAGTTTTGCGACCAGATTTTGTAGTACGTCTTGCCGAAGCAACCGTCTGTACAGGCTTAGTCGTTTCCGTAGATTCTGTTGTACCAAATTTGTGGGGAAATTCAAGTCTTATTCTCTTATCAATTTCACCATAATATTCGTCACTTGATGGGTCAAATCCTTCTTCTTCTGTTAACTTTTTATGTAAATCAAAAGCAGTATAAGTCATAGCTGTATCTTGACCAAACCATGCATTACTTTGAGCCCATGATTCAGCTTTTGGATCAGGTGTTCCTTGTGATACTGGTTGTCTATTTAAGTTAATTTCAGAAGCAGGTTTTGATTCCTGTTTCTTGTTATACTCTTCTTGAGCAACTTTTGTTTCCTCAAGTTTAGCTTTTTTATAACCCAGTTCAGAAATAGATGTTAAAGCTTCTGCTTCAGCTGCTAAATCGTTTGCTTCTCTTGCTGCTGCAAGTTTAGCTTGGGCTGCTTGTACACCTGAAGTAATACTATCTTCTGTAGACTTCAAGTATCCTGGTTCAAGCTTCGAGAGTCTGTCTTCAACTTTTGTTTTAGCTAAAATCATTTTTTCAGCATAACCTAAAGCTTCATCTTTTTGTCTCTCTGCTTCTCTCCATTTATGAGTAAGTTTAGATATTCTTTTTTTAACGTCTTTAGAATATTGCTCTAACTCATTATCATCTTCTTTTTTATCTTCTGTTGTAGCCTCGTCTAGTTTAGTCTCACGTTCGTTTTCAAACGTTTTGTCCTCGGAAGGTTGTTCCGTTTTTTCTTCGTTTGATGCTTCAGTATTAACTACCGATTCATCTTTTTCTTCTTGCAGTTCAATTTCAGCACCTGGACCAGATGTATCAATATCAACTGTTTTATTTTCTTCTACGTTTGGCATAGTTTTCTCCTATGATTAATATTGATGAAGTATATCTTCGGGATTTTCGATGGTTGCTAAAACTTCATCGTCGTTTAGCAATCTTACTTCCCCGCCATCTATCTGAATTCTTGATCCAGCATATCTTGCAAAAATTATCCAGTCACCTTTTTTACACCAGGGTCCTTCTGGAAATTTATCTTTATCATAACAGTGTGGTCCCATAGCTAATACAAGTCCACATGTTGAACCAACTTGCTGTCTTTCCAATGTATCCTGCCCCAGGAATAATCCACCTTTAGTTTTTTCTGGCATTTTAAATGGTAGAACTAACATTCTCCATCCAGTTGGATTTGGTAATTTATTTACTTCTTTTTTTTTTAAACGCTCATAACCATCAACTTCTTTTTGATGATCATTTTTATATTTGTCTAATAGAGCTGATTTAGTTTTTGTCGAATCCGAAGTCGACAACGTTGTTTGGTCTTTTAGCTTCATTTTTTGGCTCCTTTGGTTTTAGCAGGTTAGAGATTTCCTGTGATATTTTTAAATAGGCATGTGCCTGTCCCATCATATACTTGTATTTTTCCATATTGTCAATACCTCCAGCAATCATACTGTCTCCAATGTTTTGATATGCTTCTTTTAAATATTTTTGTATTTTACTTATGTATATTAATTCGTCGTCCATCATGTTTCTTTCTCCTTTTCTTTAATAAATTAACTCTTGAATGCCAACACCATTCTGTACATTTAATAGCATACGTTTCTATTTTAGCAATAGCATTATCTAATACTCCAAAAAAACTATATATAAATCTATCTAACATACTAAACACCAACTTTCTTCATAGCTTTTTTATGACTTTTTGAAAATGACATTCCTTTTTTCATGTCTTTTTTCATACTAGCCATATGCTTTGAAGAATGATGCTTACTATGTTTTTTTAAAGTTTCTTTTTGTTTTTTAGTTATTTCTTTTAACACTTCCATCTCCTTCTTGCCTGACGGATTCGTGAGTTAGGATCATTACGTGTTTTTGCTGATGACCGTTTTAATTGTCCAAGCGATCTTGCGCAGTATGACTTCCTACGATTGGCAGCTTTTGATCCTGGCTTCACTTTTCCAGTCACGGCTGTTTTTAATTTACTTCCAGGGTTTGCAGCCCTGTAAGCTCTTACACCTTTAGCTGTCATCCCAGCTCCAGATTTTGTTGGTCTATAATTAGCGTTCTTACCTTTAGTAGTTTTTCTAATCATTATATTTTTTGTAAATTTGGATCAGTAGATAAAATATTTTTTTCTGCTCTGGGTCTAGCATTAGAATCTTTGCTTCTTTTTCTAAGTTGCGCAATAGCAGATTCTTTTAATGCTTTTTCTTTTTTTAATTTTTGTAAATCTTTTTCTAAATTCATTAAATCATACCTTTATAATATTTTGCATAAGATGGATTATTTAGTTTTACTCCACCATATTCTGAATTAATTGCTGGTCCAATATAACCACCACTCATTGCTTTCTTTCTTTTTGTAAAAGTTGCAACGTTAGTTGGCTTGCCTCCAGGATTACCTGCTGATCGTTTTCGTTTGACAGCAGATGCCTTTTGCCCTTTTGTCATCCGTGTGGCTTTTGCAAGTGGAACGCATTTCGGATACTTCCTTTTCGATCCTTTGCTTCTTCCACAAGGCTGATATTTTCCATCTTTCTTTGGAGCTCCAATATCTACCCATTTCTCTGAAACCCATTTTCTTAGAGACATCTTTTTCTTCTTGCTAAACCAGCTTTTTGAATTCCACCATCTTTAGCTTTTTTTCTTCCACCTGGTTTTATTTTCCCTGAACAAACACCTGAAGCATACATATTTGCATAAGCTGAAGGATATACCTTAAACTTACGTTTTGCTGCTGCTTTTCCTTTTGGACAGAGTTTAGCCATTACGCAATCCCCATTGCTTTTTCTCTTGGTGATTTAGTTTTTTTCTTTTTACCTTTAGCCATTAAAATTTTTTTCTGTAATTCTTTTGGCAAAGTTTTTTGTGCTTTAGTTAAAGTTGGGCCACCTTTGTTATAAAAGTTTCTCATTATTTTTTTCCTCCGTTTCTAAATATTTGTGTTCCCTTTATACCATAAATGCTCGCCACGACAAGAATCCATAAATTTGTGAACCATCCCGGGAGCGTAGAAAAATGTAAAAAGAAAAGATCAACCTTGTCCATAGCGGATGGATCATCCGATATCACTGCCCAGGCTAAAATTGCCACGGGCAAACTTAAAATTATTAAAACTGCCTCGTCTTTCCAGTCTGATTGACGGGCTTCTAAAAGTTTTCCCTGGTAAGCTTCTTTTCCTTCGGCCATTTTAGTAGCGTGCATTAATTGCGCGTCTGACATAGCCATTTTAGTCTTCTGTTTGTTAGCATAAATTTTACTACCAGCAGAGACGGCTAATTTAATTGCCGATAACCACATGTTAGATCCATTTAGCTTTTTTAGACTTCTCTTTTAGCATTCTTTTAGTGCCTCTAACTTCAACTTCTTCACCTTTAGCGATGTAATTGAAAGCACCATCTGCTGTTGTTTTAGATCTCGGGTCAATTTCAAGATTCATCTTGTCTTCTGACGGGATCTCAACAATTTTATCTAGTTTTTCCATATTTTCTCCTTAATTAATTTATTTTAACTGTTTTTTTAGTTTTTGTCACTAGCCTTTCCTAAAAATCTCAACATTTGGCATCATGTCTTTTGCATTTGGAAGAGTTTTACTTAAAACAGTCTTCTCAATGGATGTATCAGCTCTTAAATTAGCTAATTCTTCGTTCTGTTGAAGTTTATCTTCTTGATTTTGTTGATTCATCATTGTTCTCATCTTATCAAGGTTAAATCTTTCATCAGAGTCCTTAGCTTTTCTATCATTTTCCATTGCTCTAAGGTCTAATTCTCTCGATCTTAGTTTAGCAATTGGATCATTGTCAAATTGTGAAGTAATTTGTTTTTCCTCGTTCATAAATTCTTCCATCATCTCAGCAATTAGTTGAGCTTTTCTTGCTTCAATCTTTTGTTGCATCATCATAGCTTGTTGACCTATCTGAGGGTTCTGTTGTGCCATCTGTTGCATTTGTTGTAGCTGTACTAATTCATCTCTAAACTCTAATTCAATCTGTTCTTGAGACATTAAACTAATATGTTCAAAAATATTTTTTTCTAATGAAGCCATAACCATTGGATTATTTCTAGCAATGTTTGTTGCCATAAAATTTAAGTGAGATGTAATATGAGCTCTATGATCTTGACCAGGAAAAGCTTGATATGGTTTACCACCCAATGCATCAATGTGTTCTAATGCAGGATCTTTTGGTGTTGGTTGTGCTGGTTTAATTAAAATAGAATCAATATTTTTTACACCTAAAGCTTCATACATATTTCTATATGTTTGATACATGTTGTGCATTTGTGGATTAGAAGTTGCCAGCTGCAATTCCGTCTGAGCGAGGGAAATACGCTGAGTCTGTGAAAAAATGTTGGGGTCGGCAACTGGCAATATATCTACCCTGTCATCAAAATCAGATTGTTTAATCATCTTTTGGCCCCCAACTACATCATACGGATACTCTTGGGGTAGATATAACTTGAATACTCTAGCCATTAATCTAAATTCAGTTTTAAGAGCTGAGTAAATTCTTTTGTGAATTGCAGACATAGTTCTTGAACCACGCTCCAGAAGAGCAACTGTAGTTCCAACTGCTGCTTGTTGATTACCATCACCAACTTGTAAATCTGCAATTGATGCAAATCTTTGCCCTGCACTAACTACTACACCCATTAATTGTAATAAAGTTTGTGAAGGTTCTTTAAATGGTAACATCATAAATGAATCTTTTAAATTTCCTCCAGGTGCATCTACATCTCTAAACTCACCAGGTTGGATTGATTGAGCATCATCTCTAATTCTTATACCTCTCATTTTAAAACCAGCTGGCAGATTAGATAACGTTCCCGCATCTAAGAGCTGTCTTAAAGCTGCGGTCGCTGTTCTTGACAGTCCACCAATCATGTGGATTAGACCGAACCCATAAAAACCTAGTCCAGGTAAAAATTTAAAATGAACAAAGTATTGAACTTTGTTTTTCTTTACATCACCTATTTCATAATTTCTTTTTATAGATAAAATTTCTCTCGACCCTTCTTCTAAAGTTACAATGTATGGAATCTTAATTCCAGATGGCTCACCAGTCTGTGGATCTGTATCTTCAAAACCTTCAAGATCTAAATTCACATGACACTCTAACAAAGTATATAAATCATCATTTTGAGATTTTTTAACTCCTTCAAGTTCTCTTTCTTTTTTCTCAACTTCTGATTCTTTATCAGTAGCATCACCTAAATCTATATCTCTATAAAAACCTGCTACTTGTTGTTTTCTTAATTCGTTTTCAGAAATTTTTACTTTATGAATGATTGCTTCCGCATCGTCCAATGAGGTAGCCGTGTACGGAACAACCAAATCATCCGCAGGAACAAATTTAGAAACTGCTCTACCTTCTACTTCATCAAAGTAAACTTTTTTGAAAGTAGATCCTGCTAATGGTAGATGGAATAACATAGAATCAAATTCTGGTTCATACTCTTTCATCTGATCCATAATTTGATAATTCATAAAATCTTTAACACGTTCAGCTTGTTGAACTTTATCTGGAGATTGTAATCCAAGTATCTGTGATCTTACGGGTCCATCAGATGGTAATAATTCTTTATAAGCTAATGCTTGAAACTGTGTAACTGCTTCTGCCAAAACTGGGTGAGTTGCACCTGAAGCTCCTTGAAAAGGTTCCGTTCTTTGATCATATTTAAATCCTAATAAATCTAAACCTTGAGTATAGGTTTTCTCCCAGTCTTTTCTTGACATAGAGTAATCTGTATACTTTGAGTTTAAGTCCGATGCTAATGATCCTAAAACATCATCTGGTAAAAATTCTGCTAAATTTGCATAATGGTCATCACCACCCTCTTGAGAGCCAACACTTGGATCAAAGTTAATATCTACTGATCCATCTTCATTTTGAACTTGTTCTACTTCTTCTGGTTTTTCTAATTCAGATTCAACTTCTTCTACTAAAGATTCTTGAATCTCTTCTTCTCCAGGAAGAGTAATTTCTTTTCTAGGCTCGTTTGGTAGAGCTTTGTCTATTGTATCGTTTGCCATTTATTTTCTCCGTATGTTTTACTGTTCTAACAGTATTATAATTAATATTCAACCCCTGAGGTGTGGGCCCTGATTTTGGAGGAGGTCCTGATGTTTTACGAAGATAAGATTTGTTTTGCATATTTCCCATACATCACTCCACCATTTTTCTTATTAAATCTTTTAAATAACTCTTGCCCCGGTCCTTGAGCAAATTCTTTGTATGACATTCTATCATCATATCCACCTTTGCCATCAAAAAAATAATCTCTCATCCATCTTTCAGATTTAGACATAGTGCCTTCATTAAAGCCAATACGACCACCTTCAGCCATTTTTGGAAAATACTCTTCTGCAAATTTATCTATATCCATACCAGTTCCTTCTTCGCCACCAAGTTCAATGTACTTCTTTGTAACCATTGAATTGTATTCAGTGTCACCACCATCTAAAAAATTAACTCGTTGTTCTACTTCTTCACCATAAGCCGAAGGCATTCTTTTCTTTTCTCCTTCTTGTTTACCTAGTTCAGAATCATAATAATTTTTTCTTTCTTTAATAAAACCTAAACCTTCTTCCATTGTAATAACACCCTCTTTAACACCTTTGTCTAAAGTTTCTTGAATTAAACCTATAAGATAATTGTTAGAAGAAGGTCCCGTTCCATAAATACCATTTAATAAAGTATCTGCAGATTTTTTAAACTGTTCAATAGTATAGGGTTTTGAAATTGGTTTGTCTGGCACTACAGGACTCCTGCAATACCGCCTTTAGCTCGTTTTTCTTTTTCTTTTTCTGCTTTGTTAATCATTTTTCTAAGATCTTCCATACCCATAGTTCTTTGAGATGGTGGATAATCTTCAGGATAATATTTTCTTAACATTTGTTCTTCTTTAATTTTATAATACTCGTCTTCTGCATCTTTATCGACAAGTTCCATAAAATTATATTCTTTTAAATCTTTTTTCTTTGGAGTTCCTTCTGCATAGTTTGCTCTCATCATTCCACCAACATTAACACCTCTTCTTGCTTCAGCTAAAATTTGATCTATAAACATTTTAAGAGGCATAGGTTCTCCACCCATTTCTCTTATTTCAAAAACATATTTTTCATATTCTCTAAGTAACATTGGATCTACTCCGCCTGCCATCTTAATCGATGGAGCATTTTCTTTTAGACCCATGATTCCTGAAGCCTGATCCTCGGTTGGTGCATTCAGTGACTTTAATAAATCTCTATATTCGTCAGATTGCATTTCCTCTAATTCAGGAATGTCCTCTGAACCCATTGCGTAATTTGATCTCATCATATTGCCAGTATAATTTATATTGCCTCCGCCTGCAACATCTTTTCTAGTTCTTTTCATAGCTTCTTTGACAGCTTCACCAAACTCAAAACCTTCTTCGTCCATGAGTTTTTTAACTATCTTTGACATTTCTGATTCTTTGTATTCTTCAGCCATATCTAATAATACACCTTTGGTGTTTGTTGTAAAGGTTCATCTTCATAATCATCTGGGTGATTAATTAATCCACCTTGTCTAAATCTCATTACAGCTTGAGTCATAGAATCCACCAAGTCATCATGATCTCCATAGGGGAATGCTGCGCATTCTTCAATTACATCTTGAGCAAACTCCATTTCTATTGGAGCCCAAATTCTACCAGACTCAAATAACGGAGAGACACTATTAACTCTGGTGTGTTTGTCATTACCTTTTGATGGGGTGAAATTTAAAACAGGTATCCCCATTTTTCTAAGTTCATAAGTAAGCGGTAATCCTGATGCCTTACTCTCGATTATAACCGTTTCTGGATTCCAATAACCATATTGATCCATAGCCACACGTTTTAATTCTGGAAACTCATACCGACCTTTTATTGCATCAAGCAACATGAGACAGGGACCAGAGTCTTCTGTAGGATGAAACACGCCCCAGGTGGTAATAGCAGAATAATCGGCAGTTTGTTTTTTCATAAAAGCTGTATCATAAGATTGAATAATATGTTCGATTGCAGGCAAACCCTCTTTCTCCCAAGGTTGCCACCATTCACGTTTAATTAATGCTCCTTCTTCTGAAGTAGGATTCTGCATATACTGTGCATTCCACTTTGCACCAGGGATAGAAGCCTTGACTGATTCTAAGTCAGACAAGTTCCAGTATTCAGGCCACAGGGGTTTACCACTTGGTAAGATTGCAGGAAACTCAATCACCTCCCACTGATCAGCCTTTGGTTCTTTTTGTGCAGATATCAAACGACCTGCTAAATCTTTTTCATTCCATCTAGTCATTACAATTACAATTGTTCCACCAGGTTGAAGACGTTGACGCGGACCAGATGTATACCACTCATAAGTTCTATCTAACGCTTGAGCATTCATTGCATCTTGTTCAGTATGTGGATCATCAATAATCAAGAGATCGGCACCACGACCAGTGATGGCAGATCCAACACCAGCAGCATAGTATTCTCCACCTTGTTGAGTTTCCCATTTACCTGCAGCTTGTGAATCTTCTTTGAGCCTTGTTTGAAATACTTCTTTGTATTCTGGTGAATCCATAAGTTGTTTAGCCTTACGACCAAATCTTACAGATAATTCAGTTGTGTTTGTAGATTGAATAATTTTTAGTTTAGGGTTACGACCAACCATCCAGGCTGGTAATAAGTAAGATGCAAACTCAGACTTAGTATGTCTGGGAGCCATATTTATAATAACACGCTTTACTTTTCCATTTGCAATATCATTAAATTTTTTAGCAACTTGTTGGTGATGTTTACCTTCAATAAAATCAGGCCAAACATGTTTAACAAAAGCCATAAAGTCATCTTTAATATCAGCTTGTTTTTTCTTATCTTTCCACTTGGCCATATACAAACCCAGTTGTCTTTTGACATCAGGTGGGAGTTTTTCAAATTTCTTTAGTTTATCTATATCCATAGTGCATTCGAAAAAAAATTTTGCAAAATTTTTTCAGTTATGTTTTTGGAACCTTAAAGTATTTTATGGCTACGTTTATCCAAACCTTTGTATAAATACGTATGTATTAGGATTCCTTTTTATTACACCTTAAACTAAAAATTAAAAAAATTCAAATGTTGCCTGGTGCTTGGTACCTCTACTGATCCGGTGCGGTTCCGGTGCGGTTCCGCAAGGTCGCCCTGCGACATTTTGTCGCAGGACATTTTGTCTACTTGACGAGGCTAATGTCTAGTAAATTATTTAATCATTCCAACTTCTTTTCATCCTTCTCATCTCCGAGTATAGCTCACCCATATGAAGCTTATCGCATGTCTTAACCCACTCAATTAGTTCTGCTCTCATCTCCTTCTGCTCTTCATGTATTTTAGCTTTGTTGCTATCAATTATTTCAAAGTGCTCTTCGTTTTGTTCTGCCATTTATAACCTCGCTTTCGTTTTCTATACTATCACACTGGCGGAGTTAGCGCCAGTGTGCAGATTGTCGCAGTTTAATTTAACTCTTTGTTTGCGTCTTGAATATCAATTGGTTTATATTCAATACCAATTGCATTAAAGCCGTTTGACATAGCCGCGTTAAAATCAACTTCTTTAAATTTTAGTTTAGGTTGATTTAATGCTCTTAACATAGCTTTTCTTTTACCGTCTATTTCTTTTAATAGCTTGCCTTCTGGTGTATTCTTTTTAAGCTCATTAAAATACTCACTTCTACAAACATTCTTAACATGTCTATCAAAGTCCTCTATGTCGTGATCGTGATCGTACATTGTAGACCAATCATGGATGTTAGCTTGTCTATTAAACAAATCAATAAAACTTGCCGCGCTTTCTTTTTTCTTATCTTTCAATGATTGTTCTTTTAAATCTTTTTGATTTAAAAAATCATCCAAGTTTTTACAGTTTGTTTCATGGTCTTTGTAAAGTTTATCTAGTTTTATATCTTTCATAAAACTTAAAACTTTACTATCTATATCTTCATCAACTTTTTTTTCGAGTTCTCTTTCAAGATCTCGTTTTTTATCTGCGGTCTCTTCGTTAATCTGATCCGTCCAGAATTTAACTTTTTTATCTGAAAGATTGATTGTGCCGTCTTCATGTTTTGCCATTTTTACTCCTTTGTTAATATTTATATTCTATCATCAACACATGTGTTTTTGAAGATGACACAGTGTCGCATGGCGCTGCGACATTTTGTCGCGCGTCAATCTGTTTCTTGACAAGATCCAAGAGCCTTGAGTCCTGCCTCAGGGTGCGGCGATCTGTCTTAAAATATTTATTGAATAATTAGGATTTTCCTATATAGTTTAATTTCAGCCACATTTGAAGATTTACCGCTGAAACAAAACAGTAAATCTTAACGGGACTTGCACCGGCAAAAGCAAGTAGGATTTAGATCCTCCTGGAAGATAGCCATTGGAGGATCCTGATCCCTGGTTCCTTCCATATACTAGCTTAACCATGGAGGCGGGAGGAACCTGGGATCACTGATCCCTGGTCCTATTAGTGCTTCGGTCTATAGATCCGATTGTGTGAAGAGGACCTGGGATCAGTCAACTATTCGGGTCGCGCCCGTACCGTTGACTGGTTTAGTTTAGAATGATTATAAAGAAAAAATTATTATGAAAGTAAAAGCACAAGCACCAAGCAACAAGCTGCGACAAATTGTCGCAGGACAATTTGTACAGTTGACCAAGCCTCAAGCCTCAAGCTTCAGGGTGCGTCAAAGTGTACAATGTTTTAAACCGGGTAGACGTGTAAAGAATAGATTCAGGAGGAATATATGAAAATAACAGACGCTAAAAAAATAACGGGTTCACTTACTAGAACTTCAAAAATGCCTGGCTTGAGCTATAGCCTGCCAGCCTGGGAATGTAAAACCGGCAGCAAATTACGTAAAATTAAAAATTCAGTTTGTTCTATGTGTTATGCCTTGAAGGGTAACTATACAAGATACAAAGCAATCAAAGCCGCTCAGTATGTAAGACTAGATAGCTTAAAAAATTCTTTGTGGGTTGCCGCAATGGTTGCACAAATTAAAAGACAGAAATTTTTTAGATGGCATGATGCTGGTGACGTCCAGGACTTAGACCACTTAAAAAATATTTATGAAGTGTGTAAGTTAACGCCTCAAATAAAACATTGGAT